AGCCACTCCGAACGGGCGCAAGCTGCCCGCGACCGCAACGCTCGCAAGAAGGTGTCGTAATGGCCCGTCTAGGATCAAAGCCCCCCGCCCTCGCAGTCGTATCGCGCGAGGTAGCCGAGCACCTCGACCGCCTTTCGAAGGCGGCGCTGATTGACCTCTACGTGAACCAGCTAGCTGTCAATCTCGGCGCCTGCGATGACGCGCCCACCCTAGAACAGGTTGCCGACGACGCTAACGGCGTTCTCCGGTTTCGGGGTGACCGTCTGATTAGACGGCGCCACCGTCATCCGGACGAGGATATCCCATGGGGGACGACATGATGGCCCGTCTCCTTGCCGAGCTGGTCCTGTCCGCGTCCGCCTTCGGACTGGTCTGGCTTGCCGCGTCCGCCTTCGGGCTGTGGATGTGGGGTGGGATGTGAAACCCTACACCCTCCACCTCTACCCGTCCGAGCTGGCGGCGCTGTCGTTCCTCACCGGGAGGGGGTACTTCCCCCGGGAGGCATGGGACGCACTCGAACGTATCGACGGCGATGGACTAGACAACCCTGACGCGCCCGGGGTATGGGCTATCCCCGAACACGCGGCGTGGTCTATCTTGGAACTGGTGAGCGATGATCCCGACGCCTATGCGGCGTGCGCTGCTCCTGAACTGCGGCGCAAGCTGTGGCAGTTGTGGGAGTCCATCGTGTAGCCCGGCACTGCGGCACTGATGAGGGCGTAAGCCCGAAACGCCCCCCGGGCGTCTGTCGCTACTGACTCAACATCAGACAAGGGCACACCTATGTCAGACTACGATCGCCGCAGCTACTACGCCACCGTCCGCGCCATCGCTGCCGAGGTGGCGGAGCTTCCTGAAGACGACCAATACGACCGACTGCATGAGGAGGTCGATGGATCGGCGTGGATTATCTACACACACGCCCAACGGCAGGTGCTGCGCCACACGGACAATGAAGACGCCGTTGAGGATGTCTATGGTTCGGACTGGCTTTCCATGTGTGAGACGTGGGACAAGGCTCACACGGCGCGCGCCTACTTCGCCATGTACCAGGACATCGCCGACGAACTCTACAGGATGGAACGTGCGTCAGCTTGCTAGCGATGTCCTATCGATAGCCCCTCTCGTCCTGTACCTGCTAATCCTGCTCATCCTGCTGAGCTGCCGACGGTAGCCGGTAGGCAGGACCACCCCGTACCCCGCCAGGGGTCGGGGTTTTCGTGGTATCCCCAGTCTGTGAGGCAATATGAAACCGGTATTAGTAGCGTGCGAAGAATCCCAAGCGGTAACCATTGCCCTACGATCGATCGGGGTGCGCGCATACAGCGCGGACATCCTCCCCGCATTGGGCGGGCATCCCGAGTGGCACATCCAGGGAGACGTGCGAGAGCTGGTAGAGGGTGGCGCCGCCTCTCAATGGAGCGCCGTGCTGGCCTTCCCCCCCTGTACACACCTCGCCGTTTCCGGTGCGCGCTGGTGGCCGGCCAAACGGGCCGACGGTAGGCAGGCAGCAGCGGTCGACTTCTTCTTGATGCTGGCGGAGTGCGAAGCCCCGAGGGTAGCGGTGGAGAATCCCATTGGGCTGATATCTACCGTATGGCGCAAGCCTGACCAGATCGTACAGCCTTGGATGTTCGGTCACGGTGAGACTAAGGCCACCTGCCTCTGGCTTCGGAACCTCCCGAAGCTGACCCCGACCAACATCGTAGAAGGGCGTTCGCCTCGGGTGCATATGATGCCCGACTCCAAGGGTAGAGCACGGCGACGGAGCCGGACCTACACGGGCCTCGCTGAGGCGATGGCAGCGCAGTGGGGCGAGCTGCTGAGGTAGCCCCCCCGGGGGGCCCCGCCTGGAGCGCCCCTCCCCCCTGGGGACAGGGCGAGGACAGGCAACCCTGCGAGGACAGGCAACCCTCACATTCTCCTGACAGGAAAGACCAGACAACCACATTGCCAAGCATTAAGTTTGGGACAGATGAACAACAGGCCACAGGAGCACACTCCATGAACTACAGACAACACGCACGGGGCACCTACCAAGACGACCTCCTCACCGGGAGGGCACGCTGGTCTGGGTCGGACCTTCGAGGCAACGCGCGGAGGTACGCTGCCCGATACGCGGAGAGCAGGAGGAACCTGCTGGCCCGCCTGGTGGCGGCCGGGCTGACCTGCGAGGTGCGGTCTGTTCGCTCCCCACTAAATCGTCCCATCCACGTACTGTTTGTTGACGGTTCTCCCGTCAGCTCGATGTCGTAAGCCCGACACTCACCCAACCACATGAGCTGGAGCAAAGATGCGACGACCCCGACTCTCCCTTGAGCACGCCAAGGCGCTGCGTGCTGCCGCCGCCCTCTCTGGGCTGACGGTCACTCTTTACCTGGAGCGAGTAATCCGCCCGATGGTAGAAGAGGACCTGCGTGAGAGGGCCAACGGCTCGCCGGCCCTCGCTATGCGAGGACAGGCAACCCCCGAGGAGTAGACGATGAACGACTCAAGAGCACTGCGGGTGTGGCCAACCCCACCCGATGGGGAAACCTACGTCAACGTCACGCTGACGGGAGGGGACTACATCTCCACGGGGATGTTCCTCAGCCGGCAGATCGGCGCCGGTGGCAGAGGCAGGAGCTTCGAGAACTGCGTCGCAGTGACGTCGCTCTTCTTTGACCTTGACCTCCTCCCCCTCTATGACGCAGCCCGAGCTGCGAAGGGGGCCATCCTTGAGCTGCGTGCTCAGGACCGGAAGACCCGGCTGTATGCTGAGGATCCCAAGATGGTCGAGGCGTTCAAGTCGCTTCTGCGAGACGAGTTCGTATCCGCTCTTGAGGACGTCGTGGGCAAGCCGCCCACCCTGCTCATCGACTCGGGCTGGGGGTACCACGTCCACTACGCGGTAGCGGAGGAGATGTGGACTGAGAAGAGCGCACTGCGCAGGGTATCGGCGTCGATCATCAGCGAGGCCAACCGCCGTTGCGCCGAGCGGGCAGCACGGTTCAGCCCGGCCATCAGGGTGGACAGCGCCTTCGACGCGACTCACGACGTGGGTGCCCGGCTCGCCCGCCTTCCGGGCAGCAAGAACCTGAAGGCGAAGGGACAGGCCAAGCGGGTCGAGATTGTAGCCGCGAGTCACACGCTGCTCGACCGCTCCCTTCTCCTCGACATCCAGAGTGAGCTGACCCAGGAGGGAGTTCTCCCCGACGAGGAGGAGAACACAGTACCTACTGCTGCACGTCCAAAGACCGCCCGCCGGGTGGACTGCGACTTTCGCGCGCAGACCCTGGCAGACGGTCGGAGCTGGCAGCTGATTGCATCGAGCCTGGCCCCAGGCGAGCGAACCAAAGTGGTGTGCCCCTTCGGTGGTACGAGCGTGGGGTCAGGCTTCTTTGCGTGCGAGCGGGATGGGAGGGTCCGCTTCTACAGCAGCCCGACAGATACAACCTACTGGAATACGTACAAGCCCGTCGCCAGGGCAGGTCTGGCAGACCTGTACCGCTTGCCCGCGAAGCGGGGGCAGACAAAGGGGGACGTCCAGAGAACGGTGACCAACCTGCTGATGATGCTGCGTGACGATGGCGCCTTTGATTTGTGGTACGACCTCTTCCGGCAGCGGGAGATGGACGGCGATGAGCCCGTGACTGACCGGCACTGGATGAAGATCCAGTCCCACATGGAGATGGCGTATGCCTGGCTCTGGCGCCCCGGCCAGGCCACCGTCTGGGCTGCAATCGAAGCGGTCTGTAGGGAGCGCAGCCGAAACCCCGTCGTCGAGTACCTCGACGGGCTGAAGTGGGATGGCGTACCCCGCCTGGACCGGTGGATTGCGGAGACCACGGGAGCGCAGGACAACGACCTCTTCCGTGCGTACTCCCGCAAGTGGGCGGTCGGTATGATGGCACGAGTCTATAAGCCAGGATGTAAGCTGGATACCAGCCTGTGCTTTAGCGGGCCGCAGGGCTACGGCAAGTCCACGATCTTTCGGGAGTGGGTGAACTGGCCTGGGTTTGATGGGCTCTTCTGCGATACCCGCATCGATCTGCGTGGGCAGGCCAAGGATGCGTACATGACACTGCACAGCTGTCTAATCTACGAGGACGCAGAAATGGCCGCCCAGAGCAGCGCTGACAACGAGTCGAGGAAGGCGTTCCTGTCGTCGCAGGTGGACAGATTCCGTCCGCCATTCGGCAGGAAGATGCGGGAATACCAGCGACACACCGTCATCGTAGCGACCACGAACGCAAAGGAGTGTCTGCGCGACAAGACGGGTAGCCGTCGTCACTGGGTGGTAGCCGTCAACTCCGACAAGGACGGCAAGGAAGGGCTCGCTTGGCTGCGCAAGCACAGAGAGCAGATGCTTGCCGAGGCTCGCGTGGCCTTCCGGGCTGGAGAGCAGTGGTGGCTCACGCCCGCCCAGGAAGAGGAGCGGGAAGCGGTCAACCGACAGCATGAGGTGGTCGACTGGTTCACGCAGTGCGCTCAGGTCCTCTTTGAAGCGAACGGCGGTGGGCCCCAGTGCGGCATCACGGTTGCGCAGTTTGCCAAGGCCATCGACCCCAAACTGTCAGCGCAGTCGAGGTCTATCTCCCTCAGCGCTGCCCTCCGCCGAGCAGGAATGTCACGAGGGCGGGCAAGGGGGGTCACCCTCTACTACAAGTCCGGTGTCAACAAGCACATGGACTCCGGTCTTCGGGCTGTCGAAGCCCTTCACGAACGCAGCTTTGCCCAGCGCATGGGCAACGTCAAGGTGAGCTGACATCTCGTCGGCTCCGCAACAACAACAACAACAGGGCACACCTATGTCTACTGTCACTACTACCATCACCCTCTCGCCATCTGTAGATCAGCTCTTCAGCGCTCTGGTTCAGGCCCAGTCCCACATGGGGATTGCGTCAAAGGACAGTAAGAACCCCCACTTCCGCAGCAAGTACAGCAGCGTAGAGTCTGTGCTCGACGCGGTGCTGCCCCCGCTCAACGAAGCTGGCATCTCGCTGAGCCAGCACCCCGGTCTCGACGGTGATGTGGTCACGCTTACCACCCTCCTGGCCCACACCTCTGGGCAGTGGATGATGTCCACGGCGATGACGCCCTTTGGGAAGAAGCGCGATAGCCACGCCTACGGCTCAGCTGTCACCTACCTCCGACGGTACAGTGCAGCTGCCATCTGTGGGCTGATGCAAGCCGACGACGATGGTAACGCCGCCAGCCACCGTGGCTCTGCCACTCCCCGCAGCACGATGGTGCCGAAGGCCAGCCCGATGAGCGAGCGGGTACTCGCTGATAAGCTCGATGGCAACGGGTTCTCCATCAAGGACCTGACGGAGTGGTGCGTCGCTCACGGACGCCCGACCCCGCTGGAGATGCCACTGCATCAGCAGCGTCAGATGTTGACCTGGCTGGAGGGGGCTGGAGCAGGCGCCGTGCGCACCTGGCTGACCGAGCAGTACGAGGGGGGTGAGGGGTGAGCGAGCAACCTGACCCGGTGCTGACCGAGCGCAGCCGTCCCGTTCGAGCCGACTTAAACATCGGCGTAGCCGGGGGAAACCCCGGCCTGCTCCAAGACCTGCTTGACCGCCTGGCCTTGGGAGAGCAGCGCTACGGCGTAGAACTGCACAGCTACTGTGGGAGGGATCTACTGCGAGATGCCTACGAGGAAGCTCTCGACGGCTACATCTACCTCAACGCATACCTCTCAGAGAGGAGCAGATCCTACCCGCTCGACGCGGAAGAGCTGCGCGCCATCGTCCAGGCGACCACCTGCTCCTACGCTTTGCTCGCCGAGCTTCGGTACCTGATGGCCGCGAGGGCGGGGTGACACTATTTCCGCTGACCTTGAAGGAGGCGAACGCGATCGTCGAGAAGTGGCACCGTCACCACAAGCCAGTAGTCGGGTGTCGGTTTGCAATCGGAGTATCTGTTGACCAAGAGTGTGTTGGCGTGGCCATTGTGGGACGACCCCTTGCGCGAATGTTGGACGACGGATGGACGGCAGAGGTGACGCGATGCGCAACGGATGGAACCAGGAACGCCTGCTCCAAGCTCTACGGAGCCGCGTGGCGAGCTTGGCGCGCCATGGGTGGGCGTCGGTTGGTGACCTACACCCTCCCGTCGGAGGGCGGAGCTTCACTGCGTGGCGCAGGATGGACCTGTTTGGGTGAAGCGGGCGGAGGGTCGTGGTCACGGAAGGATCGGCCACGGATCGACCTTCACCCCACACAAGTAAAGTTTCGCTGGGAGAAAACGAATGATTAGACGCATCGTAGGCATCGACCCCGGCCCCAAGACCAGCGGGCTTGTGGTCTATGAGCTGTCCGGCCCTTGGCCCGGCCGAGTCCTGCGCAGCTACAAGGCAGCCACCCTCGACCAGGTACGCATGGAGATTGACGAGGCCGCCCGACTGGGCAGCAACTTCAACTGGTGCGAAGTGGTGGTCGAGTGTACCCAGGCGGGTCCACCCTCCACGGCAGTGGTGAAGACTACGGAGGTGGTCGGCAGGATCATGGAGCGGTGCGACCTGCGCAAGATCGACTGCGAGCCTTACTACCGAAGAGAAGTTCTGCAAGCCCTCGACTGCGCCAAGAAGGGCAACAAGGACGGGTACGTCCGCGCAGCCTGCATCGAGCTGCACGGAGGAGAGAAGAGCGTGGCCGTCGGCACCAAGAAGGCACCCGGCCCACTGTACGGAGTCAGCTCACACGGGTGGCAGGCGCTGGGCGTCGTCTGCACCCACATTTTCAATCAGCACTACCCCCCCGGAGGCACACAATGAGCAAGAAGATCACGATGACCGATGCTGAGTACCGGCTGTTGCCGGCGATTAACTACAGCAATCTCAAGCACATGCGGAAGTCCCCCCTTCACTACCGGCACAAGGTAGACGCCGGAGAGGACGTCGCTCTCTCAGCGAAGCTGGCGTGGTTCCGCGCCGTCCACACCCTGGTGCTGGAGCCGTTCGCCTTCCAGGATGAGTACGTCGTGTACCTTGGGAAGCGAGACCGCAGGACAAAGGTGTACAAGGCGTTCCTGGCCGAGCATCCGGGACGGTCTGTGCTATCGCTCGACGAGCACGACCGTGCGATGACGATCGCGTCATCGGTCAACGAGCACCCGTGGGTGGCAGAGATGCTTGCCCACGAGGGCACCGAGACCGAGGTGGTGATGGTCTGGGACGACGCATCGGCCGGACCCTGCAAGGGCAAGGCTGACCTGCTCCACTACTCCGAGGAGCATGGGCTCATCGTCGCTGACCTGAAGACCTTCAGTACGACGGACGGAAGACAGATCGCGCGAACCGGTGCGCAGTACGGATGGCACATCCAGTTCGCCCACTACCTCCACGGCGCAGCTCACCACTTCGGGCTGAGCCTTGCAGACGTACCGTACAAATGCCTGTCGATCGTCGTCGAAGCCGATGCGCCCCACGACGTCACGGTCTGTGAGTGGGATGAGGTGAGCATCGACCACGCCCTGGCGCAGCACCGGGGACTTCTCGACCACGTAGCAGTATGCGAGCGTTCACAACGGTGGCCTGGGCGAGCAGCACTCCAGACCATCTCCATCCCTGACTACCTGCTGTAGGAGTACATCATGCCAGCACACATGACGATCACCGCCCGCCTTGCACGAGACCCTGAGACCCGAAGCTCAGCGAAGGGCACGAACATCTGCACCCTGCTGCTTCCCGTCGATACGGGATGGGGAGACAACAAGACCACGACCTGGTGGAGGGTCAGTCTCTTCGGCAAGCGGGCCGACGTGGCTGCACGCTTCATGCGCAAGGGAGCGTGGTGCTGCGTGTCGGGTAGCCCAACGGTGCGGGAGTACGAGAAGCGAGACGGCACCACCGGGTTCTCTGCGGAGATGGTGGCGGACAGCTTCGACTTTGTGGGCAACAAGCAAGATCAGGCCCAGACCCAGGCCCCAGCTCCGGCCCCCTCGAACGGTCGTTACAGTTTGGACGACGCTCCGTTCTGAGCGTGCTCAACTGCCAGCGCTTCGACGGCGTCACAGTCGGGGCGCTGGGCAGATGACTGTCCGTACTGCCAGCAAGCCATGAGCATACACTGCGGACTAAGGGGGTCTCCTCCCAGGCTGCTCACGCAGGCTGGGGGAGTATCCGCCAGTGTGGCACGAAGCTCTGCGTCGAGGACGACGGGCTTCGTTGCCTCCGTCAGAATCTCCGTCTGCCCGTCGAGGATGGCGTCGATGCTCTGAGCCTGGGCCTGGAGTGTCTTGTGATCGTTGCCGTTCTTGACGGCGATGCCGGCTGCCCCACCACCGATGAACGAAAGGAGGGCGACCACAACCACGGTTGTGACGGTCATGTCATGCCTCTCGGACATTTAGCTGCCAGTGTGGGCCGTCTTTGAACGAGCGCCAGTCTCCACCCCACTCCAGATCGTGGGCGAGAGTCAGGTTTGTCCCCTGGGTTAGGCGCGACCAGACCGCTTTGATGTGGGCAGCGAGCGGATAGTAGTGGTCCCAGTCCCAAGACACGCTGCCGTCGATGTAGGGTGCGACGTCGACAGCCATCGACGGGCTGGAGTTGTGCTTGGACTTGGGCCAAGCGAGTTGGCTCTTGCCCTCCGCGACCATCTGGTTCTGGCGCTCCTTGTCGCGGTATCCTTCGAGGATCGTGATGTCCGACGGGCACTCAGGGTCTGCCAGAGCTTCGACCATCAGCAGTACAAGGTCTGCGTGGCAGGTGTTCAGGCGTGACAAGGATCGCTGGCTGTACCGCCAAGGGCTTCGATCGCTCATGCCGTGTCCTTCAAGTCTTCGATCTTCCCGTACAGTCCACCGATCTTGCGCTCCGTCCGCTCCAGCACCGTGATGATAGCGCGGTGCTCATCACCATGACGCTCCACCATTGCGTCGATCTGCGTCAGGTGACGGTCGATCGCTACCTTCACCATGGGGACGATGGCATCACGGATCAGCTTGTACACACCCAGCCCGATGAGCAGGCAGATGAGCAGCCCGCTCGCCGGACCGGTCAAGTACGGAAGTGCAGCTTCGTAGTCCATGCTACCCCCTCGCCGCCCAAGCATCGACAGCTGTGCGGAGCCCCAAAGCATCGAGCTGCGAGGCCAGCGCCGTCTGCCCAGCGTCGACCCTCGCTTTGATCTCGGCCCGAAGGATGGCCGCCTGGGCCGCGTCAACGGACAGTACGAAGACGGCTACCTGGCGGTCACCCGTGTCGATCGCGTGCATATCCACGACGCTCAGGTCATCGTAGCACTCCGTGTGGGCGACCAGCCCACCACTCTCATCACTCAGGACCTCGACCAGCTTGTGGTTGCTCATGCTGCGCTCCCATATGTCATTGATATCGCTGGACAAGCATACGGGTAACCGTGAAGCTGGCCTGCTCGATCAGGCTGAGGTAGGCGTAGGCCGTCGTCACGAACGTGGGCTGAGCAGCGAGCGTGCTCAGGCTGCTGCACCCCACGCTGTACGTCGTGGCACCACCGATGGCGGGGACAGGCGGCGTCGTGCCGCTGGTGTCCATCACCTCGACGACGGTGCCAGCAAGAAGGATCACGGTGAGCACCCGAGACGACTTGATCGCCGGGGTGTCGATGATCGTGCTGTTGCTCGTGTTGACGCGGACGCGACGGTCCTCGTCTGTAGCTACCGCATCGCGCCGCAGATACCAGCCCCGGCTTCCCGAGTTGTGCGCCGTCGTGGTGCTGAGCCCCATGAAGATGCCGTCGTCGGCGGTGCCGGGGTAGCTGACGCCGGTCAGGACGAAGTGGACGGCGATCGGCGCGCCGAGGGCGTAGGCCCGATTCCACGTCGAGGCCAGCTCCGAAACCCAGTCATACGCCGCGGTCATCGTGCCTGCGGCACCACCGCCCCCGTAGACCAGTCCAGACCCAGAGGTAGGGGTGACGCCACCCGTGTTTCCCGCGTAGGTACTGACGGTCATATCGATGGTATCAGCCGATGAGGCGAAAGCCAGGGTAACGGTGCCGCTGGTGACCTGGGACTGGGTGACTACGTCAGTGAAGTCGTAGTCCTGAAGATCAACCCAAGCAGCAGACCCCGGAGGGGATGCACGGCGATAGCTGTGGACGGCTGTAGCTACGATGTCGCCGTCTCCGTCCAGCGCGTTGAGGTACAGGGTTCCCGCGTCCCCGTCGGCCGCTCCAGAGGCCGTGTAGGCCCCGAGACCGGTACCTGCCCAGGTGGTGGATCCGTTGGCGTTGACTTGGCTCGCGCTGTAGTTCGCGATCACCCCATCAGGGTCGGTGAAAGCGCCGAAGGTGACGGTCGCGTAGGCACCTCCGGCTGCGACAGACTGGCTGGTCGCCGCTGGGGGCTGTACCGGCTCCGCGCCGCCGGAGGGAGACGCACCCCCGGATGCTCCGGTGGTAGGGTCGAAGCAAGGTGTGATCGCCATCGGTTACTCCTGCCAGGTAACGCAGGACTGGGCGAACACCGGGTTACTGGTCGCGTTGTCCACCTTCGCGAAGAGGAAGAGCGATCCGTTCCCTGGCCCCCCCGTCGACTGAAACAACGGGAGGTCGACAGAGTAGGCTGCGCACTTCGTGGCTGCGGTAGTCACGCCGCCCACAAGAGTAGCTACGGTATCGGGTACGAGCGGGAAGTCTCCAGCTGCGTCTTCGCACAGTCGGATGGTGACCGTCGTGGCCGAGGTAGCCGAGGTGAGCTTGATGTGGATCCCGCTGACGATACCCCTGAAGTTCCGCTGCGAGAGGAAGGGTACAGCACCAGACGTGAAGTCGTGGTCGTGGACGTCGGCCAGGTCGAAGCTGGTGCCAAGCACCTGCGCTCCGGTGACGACGCTGTTGTGGAGAAAGTGCTGGATCTTGGCAGGCATGTGTCCTCCCTTCTGGACGGCTAAACAATAGTATCATGGAGCATTTGGGTCGGCCTTCTTGTGAAGGCGCCCCATCCTCTTCGCGTTGAAGTACAGCGCGCGAGCAGGGTCGGGCAGCGTGATCGGCGTCTCCGCTCCCGCCATAAACAGCATGGGGTTCGCCAGGGCGCGGGCACCCGGGAAGGTGAACTCGTTACCAAGCATCCCCATCGAGGTCTTGGTCCAGTCAGTTGTGGTGCGCTGCACCCCGAGCTGCATGAGCGCCATCATCACGCGAGTGAAGTTCGCTTCATCTTCCGGTGTGGAGAAGTAATACTCACGATGCCCAGCTTCGGGGTCTTGTGGATCAATCGCAGATCCCCGGCCCGGCTTCTCTACCTTTGCGCTTTCGGGCCCGGTCGGGGTGATATTGAACACCCTCTTGAGGTAAGGCCAAGTCGTGTTCGGGCCGTTGCGGATCGCCCACTCAACCACGGGAGTGGGCACCTTGTACCCAAGGCTCCCCTCCTTGCGGTCTGAAAGCATCACCTCGCTCACTATTCCACTGATGATGGGAGCAAGATTCTCTTCTACCACCGTTTCCCCAGCCCGCTCCCAGAACCTGTTGTTCTTGCTGGTAGTCTGAAGCAAGTAGGAGGCAAGGTTCGTCATGTCAGCGAAGGCTTCCATGTTGGGCATTGAAGGCCCATAGATAGCCGCACTTAGCCCTTCGTCCACGATGTACTGATCGCTGAGCAGGGGCCTCACCCTTGCGTAGTCTGGGCCAAGCATCCCAGCGTCGTTGCGCTGCTGGTGGTTGTCCATGAAGTTCACCATTCGGACAAACTGCTTAGGATCCCGCGCCAAGCTCTCCATCATCTCCACAGTATTGACGAAGCGGAAGGTCGCGAACAGCACATAGCGGTTGAGATTGTTACGGATCGCTGCCGGGACTCGGCCATAGTCGAGCACAACAGCCCGAGCGAGGCGTGCGGCCTGAGCCTCGGTCATGCCGTCCTTCAGCGCGGTCGCGAACATGTTCTCGCGGAAGGCTTTGTCTGTGGCGTTGGCTACGTACTGAGCAAACCCTGTGGCAGTGGGGTCCAGCTCTCTTGCGATGCGACGGGCTACCCCCCTCACGCCAGGCGGAAGTGATGTCCCGTCTGCCATGACGCCTGCTGCACGGATTAGCTCCGTGTTGAAGGAGTCGTTGAACTCGACCTGGCCCCGCGAGATGAGGATGTTGTTGCGCCCGATCGCGTCGTCGAGTTCCTGCCGCGTCCACGACCGGCCTGTGTCCGACGTGAACATGATGTCCGACGGACTCAGCTTCGCGTTGGCGTTGACAAGCGGCTTCCCGGCGATTCGCCTAAGCTCTTGCCCCACGTCACCTGCCTGGGATCGGGCGCCAGCCCCGATGGGCATCCTGATCGCGTTCGCAGCGCCCACGGTTGTCAGCCCGATGATGGGCGCAGTGAGCAGGTTCATCCCGATGTATCGGGTGTTCGGCGCGGGCACGACGTAAGGGATAGCCAAGTCCTTATCGTGCTCATAGACGCCTAAGTAGAGTCCACCACCAAGCAACCCTCCAGCCGCATACCGACGAGATGTTGTGACCACATCCGCCAAAAGATGTAGGGCAAAGCTCGTGGCCGACCCAGCCTTCGCAGCAGACAAGAGCTTCTTACTCCTAAAGGTAGTCCACCGCTCTGCTTGCTTTAGCTGCTCAAGGTTCCGCGCCAGCTTCCCGCTTGCAGCACTCTCCTTGAGTGCAGCAGCTGCCTCATTCCATTGGCTACCCAGCACCATCAGCGCGGGGTCGTTGAGGTCCATCTTTGCGGCCATTTGCTGAAGGTTGCCCGCATCTCCCTTCATGGCGCCGGGGGTATGTCCCATCATGCGATGACTTGTCGCCATCTCCTCGACCAAAGGGGCAACATAAGTCTTAGTGGCCTGATCGATGATTGCGTTTGAGATTATCGGCACAAGCTGATCGTCAGGAATATCCCGCATCAGACGAGCGAACAGCTTGTCAACGTCATTATTGTACGCAACGTCAATCGCGTCTTCAGGGTCGAGTGCCTCTCCAAGCCCGCTAAGGGGGCTTGCCTTCAGCTTCCCACGGTACTGTTCCAGCAGCCCTTTCACGTGTTCGGAAACCGTCCTCTTCTGAAGCTCTCTGCCACCGCCTACCTCAAGTGAAACGCCGCCCTCGCCAAAGACGTCTGTCATAACGTCTGTCATCTCATCAGATGTCGCACGAACCGCGCCACGCTCAAGAGCTTTCATCAGTGTGTTTTCGGCGACATTGAGTCGCGCAGCAGGGTTCATCCCGATGTTCAGTGCCCCAGACATATTGTCCAGCGCATGGATTACTGACCCGCTGCCAGGCCCACCAACAAGAGGCTCAAAGGTGCCGTTCCGGGTGACCTCAAAGTTCCCATCTGCCTTGCGTCCAGCTGCCACAGCTGCTTGATACGCGGGGTCTTGGGGCTTTGCGCCCAAAGCACGAAGGACCGACCCTCGAACATCCAGCGGAAAGCGCGCGGTGGTAACGACCCGGTCTGGGCGAGCGCCTTCGAGAGATGGCATCAGATCAACGAATACCCCAGGGTCATCTCTGCGTAGCTGCTCCACAACGCGCCTTATAAGCAGCTTGTCGTCTACGCCGAGCGCCCACCCAAACAGGGTATCGGCAATGGCGTCGATACCATAGCCGGGCAGCCCCCGCTGCAATCCCATCCCCTTTAGGGAAGTGTCTGCTGCCCTGATCTCTTCGATGATGTCGCGAAGATCGGCGGTAGTGATGTCTCGATAGGCGCTTGCCCCCAGGTTAGGGCGGGGGGGCACCGGTGACTTCTCACGCCTTGCCCTGGCCGCATCGATCTTCCAGTCCTCAAGGACGGCGCGGGGACCTGTCCCGGGCCTTCCTTTGGGCGACGGCTTGAGGATCATGCGATCAACGACGCCGGCCGCCTTGAGCTTTTCAAAGACATCGGCCCCAAAGAAGGTGCGCAGAATCTCTTCCCAGGACTCTTCGAGGACATAGACAGCCGCACGATCAACCGCGACTTTCCTAATCTCTGCTGTCACGCCCTTCTGCCCCAAGCCCTCCACTGCCTTTCCAGCACCCGCCTGATAAGCGGCGTAGTAATAGGCTTGGCTCTCAGTCATGCCGAGCTGGTCTTGAAGATGCCTGACCTGATGCTCCAGCTTTTCAACCGCCGACCTTACGAGTGCGTCCGTGCGCCGTCCCACGACGTTGTTTAGGCCGACCTGACCACGATCTTTGTTGCCCTTCAGGCGAGCAGCCTCCGCACGAACCTCTTTGTAGAGGTTGTCGCTCAAGGCGCCACGCTCTCTCTTGAGCGTATTCCACGCCTCCTGCCAGGCAAACGGCACAAGCTGTTGGTCCAGCTCACCACCGTCTGCCCTCTTGACTTCCCTCTTGAAGACCTTCCTTACGCGGTTCATCGCTTTAGCGATTTGCTGCCCACCCAACTCCTTGACGATGGTGCTGGCGTCATCGACCTTGGGGCCCCACCCCCCGCGATAGCCAAACAACGAAGTCCTGCTGACCCTCGCCTCCGGTGCGGACTCCAGCCCGATGTTGACGCCAGGGGCCCGTGCACGCTCTGTCTGCCGCCCCTCGAACAGCGCCTCTTTCGCGCGACTGCCCAGCACATCCTCAAACGCCCGGGTCAAAAGGGCGTCCTGGACGAGCCCATGCTCGATGGCGTTCAGCTCTTCCCCAGCCTCAAGCCTCCTCACGATAGCCTTGAGCTTGGCAGATCGTTCCACGTTGCCCGCACCAATGGCCGCCTCGAACCGCCGGGCAGTAGCTGGGTCAGAGTAGCGATACCAGTTGTCGCCGCCTAAATCCTGAGCAGCGACCTTTTGGTTTGTGACGGTCCAACCATCAGGCCCATCACGACTCACCCGGCTCGCGACTGCGTCGTATACCTCTTTAGTCAGCAGCTTCCGGGGAGCCATCAAGGTCTTCGTTATGAAGGTCATGTCCCTTGGGACAGCGTTTTCCAGCGTGGCCTCTACCGCCCGACCAGCTGCGGCAGACGCAGCCCGGTGGACTTCTTGTGGGGAGGTGGCGAGCGTTACGCTGTTGAACGGCTTGTCTCCCAAGCGCCGGTTCAAGATGCGGCTGAGGGACCCCTCGGCCCGAACGGCAGCCTTGCTGTCTGCTGCACGTAGAACCTGGGAGCCCACCTCATGGATAGCCCCCATCACGGGCCTGGCGTTACGGATGGGGATCGCTCCCCCAGTCGGAAAGACGTCCTCGATGACGTCCTTCACCTTTTCAGTGTGCTCTCCACGAGCAATCCTCTCCACCCGCTGGATACCCCTGATGTAGGCGCGGTCCAAGCCGTGAGCATCAACCTTGTCGAGGATGCGATTGGCTTTCGCCATCTCGGAAAGTTCAGCAGAAGCATCAATGGTGCGCGCCACATCTGAGTAGGCGGACGCGATGTGAGACGAGGTCGCTACCGACAGCTTGCGCTTCTCGGTCCGTGTGAGGGCGTGGTTCCTGTCTCGGTTCAGCAGGCCCGCGTCTTGGAGTAGAAGCCTCGCCTGGGGGCTGTTCTCTGCCAAGTCACTGAGCTGGCCAACAGTGATGGGTCCATCGCCTGCCACTCGAACAGCGGCGGCCAAGGAGTAGGGGGCGATGGTGTGCTCTGCGACCGTCTCCCCTACGACACGACTCACGCTGTTGACATCTTTGAGGACATCGAGCGCGTCACGATCTAAGTCAACGTGCTCGTTAAGCTCCTGCGTGATGCGGATCACCTTCGCGCGATTGGCCGCCTCGGTCGGGTCAGCCACCACCGCAGCAATCTTGTTTACAGCGGTGGGCGCCTTTCCGGTTGCACGAGCAGCACGAGCAGCACCCTTGGCCGCCTTACCGATTGCGGCAAAAGGACCTATCCCGTATGGGACCTCTCCGATAATCCCCATCCAAAAGGGCATATCAGGCCCAGTGTTACGAAACTCCAAATAGTCCTCAGCAAGAACGCCATACCCGGGCTGAAGCTCGTACTCACTTCCCTCACCGAAGTCTGCGACATACGCCGGGATGCTCATCAGTTCATCACCCAGGCTCCTCCCCCGGGCGAGGGCGTGCGCTGTCCTGGCGATGAAGCTGCCCGACTGTGCGGCGGCGCGATGGGCGGTGGGGTCTACGCCTGAAGCGGCCCCTCTCTGGATCGCCTGAAAGGGAACCGGTAGTGATGCGAGCGCACCAAACCGTCCAGTCCTGCCACCAGCTGCGTGGTGGATCGATCCGGTCGTATACCGCTCGACTTCCTCTTCGGTAAACCCGGATTCAAGCAGACTATCCCGCATAAAGCGGTGGATCTGATAGGCCGCATCGTTGGGGTTGACCGGCTCTCCGGTCTCAGGGTCCTGCTCCCAGAACAACGGAGCATATTGAAGGACAGCTTCATTCACAGCTGTAGGCACTATCCCCGAGACACGCAGCATCGCCGCCAGCGGAGTCTCAATGATCCGCCCACTTCCCCGCTCCCGCACCGACAACAGATTCTTGATCGCCGGCTCTGAAGTATCGACTATCTGCTCTTCAAGCAGACGCTGACCCTGCTCGTCTAAGACAAGGCCACCAGAAGCCTTGAAGCGCTTTACGTTCTCCCACGCCTTGGCCTCCTGCATCCTTTTGATTTGCTCAGGAGTTAGCGCTTCCTGCCGCGCCATCGATTCCCAGGCAAGCTCAGCATCTGTCGGGTCACGAAGCTCACCCGTCTCAGGGTCCTCGTACTTCTTGACCAGGATGGTCTTCGTAGGATCACCAGGCCACGGCTCATCCACCTCCACGATCTTTGAGCGCCTGTACCAAGGCGGAACAAAGGGCAGATATTGGTCCGCAAAGCCACCAATACCCGTCGAGGTGCGCTGCCCCTGAACATCTACAGCGCGCTCGCCACGCTCAAGAGCCTCCGCTCGCGCCTGATCCCACGCAGGCTTTTCAATAAGCCGCCTGTGCGCCTCCTCTTCCGCAGCCGTCTTGCCAAAGCCTTCATTCACCTGAAGATGGTGCACCAGCTCCCTGATCTCAGCGTTTAGTTTGCGACCCTCTTCAATCTTCTTGATGGACAGATCCAGCCGGCGACGCTCCAGTTCCCAAGCCCGCTTACGCACCGCGTCTCGCGTTTGGGTCTCAGCAGCGCTCAAAGCCTTAAACGCCTCTTCGCGACCGGTGCCAAACGGCCTCTTAGAACCACCGGGAGGAGCCACCCACCGCAGCCCCGACTGAGACTGGGGCACAAGGGGCTGGTTGGGGTCCCGCTCGCGAGTCTCATCCTCGATCGGTCGAGGATTCGTTATCGGAGACTCAGGATACTCATACTCCCAGAGCACTGGGGGAGACTCAGGAAGGTCTCGAAGCGCACGTTCTACGAACAGCTTCTCCTCATCAGCCTTCGCTTTACTGATGTCAGCCGTTGTCATTCCAACAAATGGACTGTCGCTGGCCATGGGAGCGCCCGGAGGAGGACTCCACGCGGGCGGTGCGGGGCTCTTTACCTGCTCCCCCTGCGCACCCTTCATGCTACGAAACAGCTCTACAGCTTCCTGATCGCCGTTCTCCTCTGCCCTCTGGATCATCTCGTCGAGGGTGGGCATTAGAGCGCGCCATCATCAAATCTGTTTTCGATGAACCCTGGGTCAAGAGTCTGAGTTTTAGCCTGACGCTTGTAGTTCGCCGCACCGATGTAGGAGTACGCCCGCCGTCGCCTATCTGAGCTGTTGGGGTACTTCTTGTTCAGCACATCGACAAGGCTATTGTGGTCCATGGCGCCCTGGTTTTGATCAATCCAGCTCTGCGCAAACGTCTCGACCTCGTCTCGTGGGCTGACGGATTCACCCGGCTCGTCCGATACTCGACGGAGTGCGTAGGGCAGAACCTCAGCCAGCATTGGAGACTGCGCAGCCGCCTGGGCAAGCACCTCTGGGGGCACATACGGAAGCGCCGCGCCACGACTGCCCGTTGCGTCCAGGGTCCTCCGGGCAGCCGATACGCCAGGCGAGGGCGCATCCTCGATGGCGCCGATCTGTTCGTTCACCCGTGCAAGGTTCGCAAGCTCGCGCAAGTAGGACTGGTCGTAGAACACTGACACGCCACGAGGAAGGCGTTCTGCTGTGCGCCCACGCTCATACGCCGCTGTCGCGGCATCAAAGTCCTCGCCCAACTCCTCGCGCGTAGCGATCCCATCGTCACTTAGGGCTTCGATGTAGCGCCCCAAGAACGCCTGCTCTTCTTGGGAGAGGGGTTCGGGGATGCCCAACGCCGCACGACGGGCGGACTCAGCGGCCTTTAGTTCTGTAATCTCATTAGGAGTCTTGCCGGCGTACCTCTTTAGTTCCTTTTCCTGCCAACCCTCACCACCAGGCGCCCCCGCAGCCATCATGGCGTTCTTCTCGTTCTCAAGAACAGTCCAAGGATGGATGCCACTCTTCAAGGAGTCTTGAACAAAGTTCGCCTGATCCCCCATTCCTGATGCGTAGGCCACGGTACTCATGATTTCTTTGGCGGCGGACGGAAGTTCGCCACTGACCGAATCACGCCTAAACATGTCTGGAAAATGCTCATCGAACTTCTGATAAGCATAGGTCATTGCGACCTTTTTCTGAGCACTTGTGAGCTTTTTCGGCAACTTGCTAAGAAGCATCTGCCACGCCTTGTCTGTCTCCACCTGAACCCTGGCTGAGGTGGGGGGAGTACCCTTAGCGTTTATCAAGGGATGAATGATTTGATTCACCCAGGATTGAATATAGGGAGGCACCGCGTACTCTTCTCGAACCTCCCGAGCAGCATCGATCCCGATCTTGGCGACCCTGTCCATGTGTTCGTAGGAGTGCTTGGTCGCGTCAACCCAGTCGCCCACTCCGGCGCCACGACGCCCCTGAGCCCCCCTCGCAAAACCGCTCGACCCTGCACCCGTTCTGCCCGACGGGCCGAGTCCGGTCTCTCGGAAGCGGGCCAGCACACCCAGGCTTCGGTCCCGCTCTTCATAGAGGATCTTCGCCTTTTCGCTTGCCTGCTTGGCCTGAAACTGCTCATCGTTCAGGATCTGCTGGTACAGCGCCTGCTGCATCGCACCAGGGTGGTACCTCCCGTACAACTCCATGGCGAGCCGAGTGTTCGCGGCAAGATCCTGCGTGATGAAGGACCTTGGGACATAGGACGGATAAATGGGCTTAGGAAGTGGCATTATCGAATCCTACCAGGAATACCCAACGCCATTCGTTGTGCCTCAAGCAGCTCCAGCCGCTCCCGAGCTTGGCGCGGGGACATAAGATCAGGCGCAAAGTAGTCTCTCATTTGAGCAAGATCATCGTCGGTGATGTCTGCCTGGTAGTTGATGCTTGGATCCTTGGTATAGTCCTCGGTATAGTCCACCATCGGCGCAGGTAACGCCACCCCCCCGAGTGCCGTAAGCATGGTTGAGGCCGCCTGGGCTTGGTACAGCTTCTTCCGCCTTGCCTGCATACTGAGAGTCTGGTCAAACGCATCTGCGCTCGCCTTTGCGCCCAAGGCGCCTACCGCAACAGTCCCAGCGGTACCGGCCAGGTCAGCGAAGAACTGACGGTTCGCGCTTTTCCTGGCTGCCTCGGCGTCAGCCTTCCGCTGCGCCAACTCCATCAGTTCCTGACGCTGAGCTTCGGCCGCCAAGCGATCGGCCTCAGCAATGCGGCGAGACTCCTCATCCAACTGCCGTGCCATGGCGTCCTGTAGGCCCATCTCTTGGACGAAGAGATCGCGCCCGCTTAGCACCCCTCCAGACGCGGCAGAAGCCGCCTGAAGCTGCCTGGCTTGCTGCTGGGCGGACAGGCTGGCGCGCTGGGCAACACCGGCCGCCTCCATCTCAGCGCGACGTCCCTCGTCAAGCCCAAACCCCAACTCTCTTCGCCGCTCCAGCTCTGCCAAGCGCCGTTCGTACTCTCCAGGGAACATCCCCTTTGCGCGAGCACGGGCTCCGGCCAAGCCGAAAGCAGCGCTGCCAACACCGGCAAGGCCAGCGGCGATCGGGATTGCAATGGCAGCAGGCATGGCTACTCCTGATAGTACGCTTCGATCGAAACGCCCCAGTTGATGATAGCAGAGCGGTCAATCGTGCTCACATGAGCCAGCCCGATAGTGAGCTTGTTGACAGCGCCATAAATCCGCACACCGGACATGTTGCCGTAGCCCTGCATGACATAGGGTTCTTCGGGCCCGGCGGGTGGGTTTTGGGGCTGGAAGCCCACGTGGTTTTGGATGACTTCCTGACAGGACGAGGAGATGGTTGACATTGAGCCGGTGCCTGGGATTAGACCACTTATGGTGTAGTCCATGACGTACAAGTAGGCATCGCTCCCCAGCGAGCGCGGTCCATTGTCGGGGCCGTTCATCGATTCCATCCACCAGTGGAAGATGACCGTTGCTCTCTTGCGCAGATCGACCGTGAACGTCGTTTGGGGGATTACCGCAACCGTTCGGAACGAAGCGCCATATCGCTTTCCGGTAAGAAAGCCTGTGCCAAACTGACAGCGGACAAGCGCACCGCCATCCCACTGAGATCCCTGAATCCCTGACACGCCGTGCTGGACTCCCTGAAAGGGCTCCACGATCGGCTGCTGGATGTGTCTGGTCTCAACCCAGGGATTGTTCTCCAGATCCCCAACGACCACTCCCTCGTGAAGGTAGACCTTCAGAGCGTTGTCGTTTCCACGAACATCAGTCGCGGTGAGGTTGTTCCCGTCAACGAAGGTGTGTGGTTTCGTATACGCCATCAGCCCATGCTCATGTGGACAGCCGCCATCCTGCCCGAGAGGTACAGGAGGGTGGGATAGGTGGGCGCGATAGTGTTCCGCAGGTTGTAATCGAACGCCAGGATGTTCTCCTTGTTGCCTGTGCTTAGATGCACGGGGTGAAGGATGCCGACGAGAACAAGCCGAATACCGTAGACAGTGACCGGCGCTCCAGGCGCATGAACGTACATGCCATACGGCGCGTACCAGCCATGATCCCGACGCACACCCTGGTTCCCCGCAGGCATGTCTCCTTCGGTGCCAAAAGCATACGACGTCAGCGTCCACGGGCTGATGACCGTCGAAGCGTTCATGTCAGCAACCCGCAATCCTGTGTATGTACCGCTGTCGAAGGACGAGGTTGGGGGCGCCTGCCCGGGGACAGGGACCCAGTTGGTCAATCCCAGGCTGGTGATGTCCCACTCGATATACGCCAACCAGCAGTGGAATCCATCTGAAAGCTGTGCTGATGGAACATTATAAAGTCCGAGCGCATCAGGCGACGTATTCCAGAACGGGTCGTTATTGATATTGGTGGTTTGGACTGAAAGATTCCACCACACCCGCAAGCAATCACCACTATTGATCGTCCAGCCGCCGGCCCCGAAGTTCAGGCGGGTCTCGTTGCCGGCGCCGTCCTCGACGGGGTGGACGGTGCTCCCCCCCGCGAGTGCAGTGACTACGACTGGGGTGCTGGAGTGGCTTGTAGCGCCTGTGCCCAGCTGTACTGTATCGGTGTTCTTGATGAGCTTGACGTCAGGGGCGAGATGCGGGATTCCGAAAGCCTGATCTCTCGTGTTGTACTGATTTAGTCCACCCGCCTGGGAATAGTCGTCGTAGGTGCTGTTGAGCGTGGTGGCGTCTGTCGTTTCTCCCGCCACAACTGGGGGACGAATAATCCTGCTCATCTCCACCTCCCAATCGCGAAGATGCGGTTCCCAAACAAATGAGCCTGCATCAGGTCTAAGCCGGCAGCCGTTTCGATCGGGTCGTCTGGGCCTGCCCCGGTAGGATTCCATTGGCAGGTCAGCGTTACCGGCCCGCTTGGGAGCTGCTGGGCTCCCGAGATGGAAAAGCAGTCCATTGGCTTTGCTGGCCCGATGCGCTCGACCACGACCACTCCGTTCAGGAGAATCCTTAGTCCCCCAAACTTGTCGTTCGGGATTCCCTTTCGGAGTGGTATGCCCGCATACGATGCCTCTTGGGTCCAGCCCCAGAACTGCTGGATGGCGGCGTTACCGTACCACTCGACGAACAGGTTTCCCCCCTTGAAGGGCTCAAGGGTGGCCTCGAACACGGTGATGAAGCCGGCGGTGTAGTTGACGTAGTTGAGTGCTCTCCACTGCTCAGTAAGGGTATCCGCGTCTGCCGCACGACGAACAGTCTGCTCGCCTTCAGCTGCGGTAATGCCGGTATCCCAGGGCGAAAACACCCAGCACTTGTGCATCGCGTTGGGCTTCAGGCGGCTTTGGGTGACGCAATCCTGTGGATATTGGGCACGGTCCAGGCCGGTAATCTGCCCCCGGAAGCTGCGGTGCTGCTCGTTGAACTGGTTCGCATCGACCACCTGATCAGTTCGAGCGTTGTTTTTCGTCCACTGCTTCATAGCGTCTTCCCGGCAACCACCCTCGTATTCCGGGCAGCATACTCCAGTTCATACCCCACAAGAGTCAGATCGTTCTGGGTCTCAATGGCGAACTTGAACCAAGAGCAAGACTGCTGGGCCACCGGGATTCGGATGGGCACCAGCCGTCCATCCTCCCAGGGAGAGGTTCCAATCACCGCAGATCCGTAAACAGGCTGGTCCGCCTGGTCGGGGGGCTGGGTGATGTAGGAAGTATTTGTCCCTGTGATGGCAGGGTTGAAGTCTTTGTAGTGAGTCAGGTTGACGACCACGTTCCCGCCGGTAAGCACCCAAAGGGTGACGTACTGCACCTGCTTCTTTACCTGTGCATCTCCAAAGTCATGCCAGGCCGATTCATACCGGCTCGTCGGTGCCGCTGACAGCTGGTAGTTGTCGGCTACGATCGACCCCCCCATGGCCCGGATGCTCGACACCACAAACAAGCCGCGCTCGCTGTTGGGGTCACCGCTCTCGGCACCCGTGTGGTGGCCAAAGATCAGCTCATTGTTGTATGTCCTGCCGAGGCATCCGACGGGAAAGCCCGTCCGAAGGCTCCAGCCCTGCTTGTCGAGGTGGAACACAAGGCCGAGATTAGGGCGATCGTTCCCGTCAACAGGAATGTACAAATGGTACGCGCGCTCATTCGGATTGTACATCCCGATTGACCTGGGCGCACACTCCAAAGTGAGCCTACGAAGCTCCTTATCAACAGGCTTCCCGACCTCGATGACGTCGAAAACCGCGCCACCATCAAGCCCACCACGCAGCAGATACACGCCGTCCTGGGCGAGGAGGAAGACCCCCATCCCAGGGACTGAGTCCAGGGTGTTGGGGGCACGACAGGCGATCTGCCGGGTGACGGTCTGGGCAGTAAACCCAGGGTACGACCCCGTCACCACGTCGATGCCGTTCTCCCGGAGCACGATGAGGTTGTTGTAGTAAGAGTACAGCCCCGTGACCGCGCCTCCGTTGCTGGGCAACCTCAAGTAGTCAGTCGAGCCAAACTGGTCGATGTACCCCGGCTTTGAGAAGAACACCGTCTCAGACTCATTGGCGCCCCCATCGACGAACAAACAATCCTTAAACGCCGCACACACTCTTGCCCGTGACGCAGGGAAGGGGGCACTATCGGTAGTGGCAGGGGCCTCGAATCCGAGCGCATTACCCCTACGGAAGGCGTGAAACAAGGTCTCCGAGTTGTTGCGTACATCAGCAACGAAGTAGTGGACTGACCCATCGTCGATCGTCCGGTAAATGCGCCGAGCTACAGTCCCCTTCGGGCCGACGGGGATGATCAACGACGGGCAGTACCTGTACCCCTTGTCATTCGCGGGAATACTCCACGCCACCTCGGCTTCCTGGGACAGCGGGGACTCAGAACCGGTGTCGCTGATGAACGACACCCTGAACTGAAACTTCATCCCCGCGCCATCATCGCCCCCATCTGCCCGGCCCATCCCGTAGACGCCGGGGAATGACAGCGCCTTGCCGTTCGACGGATACCAGTTGGTGGTGCTGTCACCCGTATAGGCCACCGCGCTGGTTGATGGCCCGGTCCCAGAAGTGTCGGCAAGAGTCGCAACCTTTAGGGTGATCGGCTGAGGAGGAGGGCCAGTCCATCCCAGTGGACGGATGATTTGCGCAGCCACGTCTGCGGTGAGGTCTGCCATCTTCGGCAGTGGCCATGGGCGAATCACGACAGGCGAATCCTGCCCGTTAGTGACGACGATGCGGTCACCGACCTGCGTGTAGACCGATGCGCTTTCGGTGCTTGTTGGCGTTGACCTGTCCGCCAGTGCCACCGTCATCGAGTTCTGCCCCACCTCGTAGTACAGGTAGAGCTTTCCGCCCGACTCGAAGAGAATGGTCTGTCGGGCACCGCCGGCAAGGCCCTGGTAGACGAACAGGCTATCGATCCGACCCAGCGAGCCCCAGGGATCGAAGTTGAACGCGGGGTTTGGCCGATACTTTTCGTACCCAACCCGGCTGCTGAAGCCCTGGGTGTC